AACTTGAGCAATCTTAAAAACGTCGCACCGGTCACCAATATTACGTGCAATCTTAGTGGGGATAATTACACCAATGATTCCGGTGCGAGACGCACCCTTTTGCACTAGACCATCGGCGTCAATTCCAACACCGATCACGGTGTCATACTCTGTGGTTTCAATATCAAAACCAAGAGTTCCCCTAACCACTCCAATAGCAGAGTTGGTTTGATCCACTCTCATACGAACCTCTTTTGTTATTGGTGACCGCATTAAGCGTTACTTATTTTTTTAAACGGCCACGCAAAGACGGATACTTCTTGGCCAAATTCTCAATAGTATGACTAGATTTATCTTTACTTGAACCTTCATCTTTTGGTGGGTTACCTGTTTTAGGCAACTTTTTACCGCTGTTACTTTTAACCAGATACGGTTCTTGTTTTACAATATCGTCTAGCTTTTGTTTCAATGCTTTTTCATCAACATTTCCATCTTCAACGGAAACGTCGGAAAGATCTAGCATGCCGAAAACTCTTTTTGGATTATGCCAATCAATATCGGACACCCGATAGAAAGCATTCTCCAACAACGTTCTAGTGTATTTAGACTCAAGCTCAGCTTGAGCTTTTTCACGTTCGGCAATTTGAATCTGTAGTCTTTCAGACTCACTCTTGTCTTTGTCTTCCAAATCTTTTTTCCATTGAAGCAATTTTTCTAACTCAGTCTGAGCAGCAAGTGCCTTACTTTCTGCTTCTTTTCTAATTCTGTAATGTCGCTCTTTTTCTTCTTTTAGTGCTGCAATTCTTTTTGATGCTGGTCCATCATTCTCATTCTCGTTCTCATTCTCATTCTCGTTCTCATGCTCATTCTCGCCATCACCACCACATACCGGCCCAGCCTGTAAAGCAGTGATAAGCAAAACATCTTTGAGGCGCAGCCCCATTGTGTTAAAACGCATTGAAACCAACATTTCCTTCCTAAAGGCTAATACCACTATACATCATCGGAAAACAGCAAACAACCTATAGAAATTGGCAACTACAACACGGTTTGAACAACTGATCCCAAAACTTTAGTTGCTGCAATTCTTCCACCAACTTCTGTCGTACTACGCACAACATCACTGGTGAAAGATTTTAAATCTCTCGTATATTCATCTTCAAAAGGTCCATCACGTTCCATTTTTTTTAGATAAATATTATATTTGCCAGAACGAAGACCTTTTTCAAAAACCCCTGTTGAATCAGTAACCGACGTGATAAAACAAAAACAATGGGGATGTGGTTTTCCAGGAACATTTACTTTTTTATATATACCTCGGCCTAAACCATCATGATTTTTTTCAGCCATGGAATTGCAAATATCTGGTTCTGGATGTGATCCAGATAAATGCCATTGATATCCACGAACCCACGGCATTTCCCGCGTATGTCTAATTTGAGTCCAGTGAAAAGCATTATTTATTTCAGTTCTAGCCAATCTCATTGCAGCATAAGAAACCCCACCGCGAACATTTGGCTCAATAAATTGCGCTGCAATTTTTGCAACATCTCTAGCACTCAAACCACGAAGTAAAGCTTTGTTCACTTCTCTTGCAACACGTGTTCTTGATAAGCCCATATTTTTATATACACGCGCAGATAATGGCAAAGTGTTTTCACTGCGAGAAATAAATGAATCTAATCCTGCTCTTGATTGCGCAATGATCATTCTTTCAAAATCTTTTCCACCTTTGCCCCACAATTCTTTTTGAAGAAAAATCGAGCTCTCTACTGCTGCAATTGCAGCTTCTTTTTCACCATGAATAATTAAATACCCAACATTTTCCCATAAAAGATGCATGTTTCTATGAATTGCTTTTCTTACAACTGACTGTTGTGCTCTTCTTGCTTTTGCGGAGATGTTTTTTTTGTCAAGTAAACGTTCAATGTCTTTTCTTGAATCTTCACTTGCCTCTGCTAGTAATTTAATTATTGCTTGATCTGTTTTATTAGTTGCTCTAGAAAAAGTTTTTATCGGTGATTCACCAGGAATTACTCTGATTTGTCTTCCTGGCCTATACTTATCTGCTTGAGTTCTAGTTATTCCCCTAATTATTTGAGCCGCTGGATTTAATCTTCTTGCTAATTCATTTGAAATTAATCCCGATGCTCTAAGGGCCTCAATCATTTCCGTTGACAAAACACCTTCTGAAAGCATTAATCCACGGGCATACCAACTTTCATACTTAAAAGCATTTAAACTTCTAGTCCATGCACTTAAGCCAAGTTCCTCAAGTGCCTTGATCAAAACATATCTATCTCTAGGAATTATCCCGACTCTAATTGCATTTCTTAAAACTTCATCTGATAAAACAAAGTTTCCTAAAACAGTTATTGCATTCCATACATTTTTAGCTCTAGTTACATCAGTATAAGTATTCACACCAGATTCAGCAAGAGCTATTGCAGATCTCATAGCTTGAGCACGTTCAATTGACTGAATCAGCATGCTTCGTATCAATGTGGCATCAAAGGATGTCAATCTTGATCTATCACCCAACAACAACGATCTTAATTCATTTATCCTCGCATTATCTAAATTTCTAATCAAATTAATCATTTCAGAACTAGTTGTTGACCCAAACAAAGCACCGAGTCTTGTCGCTAAAGTAACATCAGACGTTAAAGCTGGAACTAATAAATTTGCACCCTTAAATGCGGCTTTTAATGCGTTCCCTTCCGTGACCGAAATTAGATTAGTTCTTCTTAAAAAGTTAACTGTTCTGACCGACAATAACTCTGGTTCTAAAATTAAAATCGTTTGAACTAAATTTTTTCCTTTTAGTTTTCTTGCTAATTTGCTAACTTTTTTTGTTTGTTTAACTCTTCTGGCAGCTTCAAGATATGCCGCTTCATCTTGTGCGTTTATTGCACCTATTGATCTAGCAAACCTCAAAAAAGTATCATCAATTTGGAATTCAGGAATTGCGATACACAAACGATTAAATATATATTTATCCCAATTCATTATTCCTCATCTATATTTTCTTGCTCTTTCTCTGCCTGTAGATCACCAATCGCTCCGACATGCTGTGCCTTTATGGCGCTAATCATTTCTTCACTAATATCTGAATACCCGAAAGAACTTTGCAGTTTCTTCAAAACATATTCAGGAGTAACCAAACCTTCACCAAACAGACTCATCAACTCTTCAAATTCAGTGCTCCTATTCCTCGGCATTTTGTCGCTAAACACCGGAACAATAGAAATGTCTCCAAAATTAACATTCTCATATACATTAAACCAAGCTTTTAGATCGTAAAAGAATTGAACCAAAACATCTTTAATTGCATTTTCTTTTTCATTTGCAGCATCAATGATTGGCCCCATTCTTAAAGAAAGGGCAATTCCTGATTCTGCAACATTTACTTCAACTTGTCCGGACGCAACATCGGAAATACCAAGAGTTGTATTTACTTGTTCATTTATAAAACGGACATGACTCAATGACGGTTCTACGGTGGTTATGCCTGAAACTCTCTCAAATGTTGAGTCTGAACCGCTAGGAGATTCAACAACACGACCAGGGCCTAAAATCCAATCTGATTTAACTCCATTTTCATCAACAGGAGCAAAATTTGCAACGTACATTCCTAAGCCAGATAGAGCTAAAGCTATATCTTGATCCGTTATTGTCTGATTCATTGCAGCAATTAAATGCTCGATTCCACCTAGTTCACTGCGTCCAAAATTAATTCCATCTTCTTCATTATTTTTAAAATGATAAACAGGAATATGGGTAATCCCCGGGATAGTTTCGTTAGAAACAATTGTTTCGATAATTTCTCTTTCTTCAAGATCCTGCCATTTATCCACACTGACAACAAAATGAGAATAAATAATTTCAGCTACATCCTGATTTTCCGTTTGATATGCAGGATGATCGGGGTGTGCACCCCTAATGTAACGTTGCACTCTAACAAATTCTTTTCCTTCTGAATCTGTAAATAAATTTGCTATTTCTGCGCCGGTAACTTTAGTTGAATCTTCAATATCAAAAATAGGAAAATACGTTTTTGGGTTTATCCAACGAATCGAAATCCTAGAACCTTGAGCTTTAAATGGATCTGCATAGATATATAAACATGCGTCACCTCTAACCAAACCACGACGTTTAGCAGAATTAAATCTACTGCTAAATCTTTCTCTCTTGAAAAAATTCTCTAGAAACAATACATTACTTACAATTTGTTCTCCTGATACTTCTTCCCCTGATTGTTCGTTCTGAAATGTAAAACCTAAATCACGTGCTATATAGCGAGAAACAGTATTGATAATCCTTTTTGCTGATGGCAAATAAATCGGGACATCATCAGCAGCACGCAACAGCAAAGAGTATGTGTATGGATTATTTGCATATACGTCATCATAAAAGGCATAAGCTGCGACCCTTTGCTGATCAAATTCATTCGTTAGCCATTTTGGTAAGCCATTTTCAGCAGGAGGAAGAGTTACACCCAAAAACGGTAATGTTGTAACGTATTGTGTTTTAATTGTCATTGTGAAAACTCCAATAACTTTATACAGCAGGACGACGCCTGGTTTTTCTTTTTGTGGTTCTACTAAATTTAGCTTGAGTTGTTTTTGGTTTTTGCATAGCCTTTGAAACAGATCCAAAGTGACCAGCAAAAAAACGACCTAATGCTTCTGGCGCATGGTCATCTTTTTTTAGCGGGTTTTCTTTTGCATTTTTCTTTTCTAGGTTTGTATCTGGATATCTATAGTCTCCAAACTCACGGATTGATTCCACACACAATCTGTCAAAAAATAATTTAGGTCTTCTTTCTCTTGCACCATGAACAAGGTGCATATTTCTTATTTTCAACCACTTTCTAATGAGATCAATTCTATCTTTTATCAATCCTCCCGTTCCACCCATTACCTGGACATCCCATTTTTTAGAAAGGACTGTAGAACTTCCTGGATCTTCTGGATCCGGAAACAACAATGTTGCTTTTCGGGCTAATGGACCCAACACGTCATCTTCTAACACTTCAAATGCAAATTCTTCTGGGGTTACTCTTCTTTTATAATACTCAGCTAAAACATAAACATTGTCTAATTTATCAACTTGAATAAATAAGGCTACATTAGGGTTTGTAAATCCATAGTCTGTAGCAATAAATACTGGTAATCTAGGTGTATAGAAAAGATCCGTAACATGAATTTCTTCATCAAAATCTTTAAACACCTGACCAGAAAACTCGGAAAAGTCAGCTCCAATTTCTTGCTTAAACTTTTCACTAGACATGTCAAGTTCCATGTCTATAATTTCTGGATCAGATATTCCTAAAGGAAACAAATATGGATTAACCCAGCTTGGCATACGAACAGACCACCAGTTAGACATGTCTGGATTTTGTCCGTATTGCCAAATATCATAAAACCAATTTCTTCCTTCAGGTGTTGAGTTGAACAATGCCCAGCCACGTGAGTCCGCCAGTGTTGGTCTAATGTATTTAGACCACACAGACGGTTTCATTTTTGCTGCTTCTGCTAAAATTGCACCTTTTAGTTTTTCACCCACCAATGTATCTGGGTATTTTGCTGACTTTGCATGGACTAAAAATTTACCTCCAAATAAAGAAATATGCATGTTTCCGCCATTAGCATCATAATAAGTTCCTGGCTTATCGAATGAAAATCCTAATTTCGATAAGTCAGAGTATATGACACGAAATTCTTTTTCAGCATCAGAATACTCTGGTCCAATAATCCAGTATTCATCTCTTTTATCATATGGATCTAATTCATCTTGATTGTAATATGCCTGCCACGCTCTAGCTGTTAATTCATGTCCACCTAAAGTGGACTTTCCTGTTCGTCTCCCCGCGCATACGACTCTAAATCTGTGAGTCCCTATTGCTCTATGTATTTTAACTTGAGTCAAATGCGGCTTATAGCTAACAGAATCAAAGATTGCTTTGAGAGAGAGCCCTTTCGTCATCAGCACCCTTTAGAAAGATAACGTCGATCACATTTCCTGGCACACCCTTGATTGACTTACCTCTACACCATTCATATAGCCAGCTGTAATTCCTGGTCCATTCATCGTAAATAAAAAAACCAATAGACTGAGCATATGATACTACGTCATCATATTTAGATGCCATGCTTACATCAACAACAGGTGCAGTTTCTACAATCATTAATTCAACACTATCTGGAAGATATTGCATAACTTCCAATTCATGTCCCTGCGCATCAATAACCGCAATTCTTGCATCATTAGTGACAACATCGTTAAGCTTTTCAACTTTAACTGTAATATTCCCGACAATATTATCATCAGGATGATGATTAAGGCTGGATTGATTGGTCTTTTTACCAACATTAAATAGAGAAAAGCCCGTAAAATTAGAACATGCGCATTGACGAACATCTGCTCCTGGATATTTAATCTTCAAAGCAGCAACCTTTTCAGGAAGAGGTTCAATCAGAAGTAGTTCATTTTCTCTAATTCCGCCTCTACGATATAGCGGAACCTCTTCTCCATCGTGAGCGCCTACATGAACCAAAGGACCTGTAATTCCATAATTCATTCTCATATCTTCCAAAAGATACGGGATTCTACTTCTAATGTTTCCCATTTAAACACTTTCTTTCTTTATCTTTGAAATTGGATGAGAGTCCCAATTCATCGGAGTATCAAAATCTTCTGTGTAATCTTTCTCATCAAAATCACAATTAACAAACCACGGACTATAGCAAAGATGCTTATGCAAAGGAACACCAGACCAGGATCTTAATACCATCCATCCT